GTGATATTTATAAGGTTGAGTTTAATGATGGTACTTCTGCAATGTGTGATAAAGAACATATTTGGTCAGTTAATTCATTGAATCAACGAACAGCAAACACCACAAAGAAAATTGATGGTAAAATAAAACATATTAAAATACCCGATTTATCATATAAACCATTAACATTAGAAGTGTTAATGAAAGATTATGTTAAAACATATAATAGGAAAAACAAACTAAATTATAGAATTCCAATCATCAAACCAATTGAATTTACTGAAAGAATAGTACCAATTGACCCATATTTGTTGGGAATATTAATTGGTGATGGAAGTCTAACACAAGATATACCAAGGTTTACGTCAGTTGATGATGAAATTATTAACAAGGTTAGTGAAATTGTTGAGAATAATTATAATAATTTGTCAGTGAAACGAGTTTCAAAAACACAAACATTTTCAATAACTGGAAATGGTCGTAATTCCAATAGTTTATTTCAATCAATTATTGAATTAAATCTTAATGTAAACTCACCAAATAAACATATTCCTGAATCATATTTATATAATTCCATTAATAATAGGATTTCACTCTTACAGGGATTATTGGATAGTGATGGATATGTATCAAAAGCAGGTAGAATTCAATTTAGTACAACATCCGAAATCCTAAAGAATGATGTTAGGGAATTGGTTTTGTCTTTGGGTGGTTTTTGTAATGTTCGTGATAAAATTGGTAAATATAAGAAGAATGGTGAAACAATTATTTGCAGAAAATCATATACATTAACAATTTCGTTTTCAGATGAAACAATTAAATTATTTCAATTAGAACGTAAACAAAGTCGTGTAGTTTATCGTGAAAAATATAAGTACAATAAGTATATTTCGAATATTGAATATTCACATAAGGAAGAAGCACAATGTATATATGTTGAAAATGATGACCATTTATATGTAACTAATGATTATATTTTAACACATAATACTACCGCCCTCACAATCATTGCAAACACCGCATATGAACAAGAAAAGAATGTCGCTCAAATTATTTTCGAGGATACCAAAGACCAGATTAAACGTAAACACTTTACAATCTGGGCAGAATCTGCATTAAGTAGATTGAATGAAGACGAAGAAAATGAACGAGTTTTCAACATTGCTGATGCGAAAGCCAGAGAAATGGAAGGTAAATGTAGGCTTATCATCAAAAGATTTAGTCAAGAAGATACCACAATGAAGGATGTTAGGAATTGGATGCTTAGTTATCAGAAAAAGTGGGGATTTAAGTTTGATTTACTTGTATTGGATTACCTTGATTGTTTGGAAAGTCATAAGATGAGACAAGATAGAACTGAATCTGAACTCACAATCATTAAGGGATTTGAAGCACTTGCTGCTGATTTCGATATTCCCGCATGGACAGCGATTCAAAGTAATCGTAGTGGATTTGGATCGGAATTCGTGGAAGCACATCAAACTGGTGGTAGTATTAAGAGGGTACAGAAAGCACACTTCTTTATGAGTGTAGCTAAGACTCCTGCACAACAGGAAGCTAATTTTGCCAATATTAGAATTATTAAAGCCAGATTTGCAAAAGATGGACAGGCATTCGAAGACTGTGTTTTCAATAATGATACTATGCAAATTATTATTGATGACCCAAAATATGTCTACACTAAAAACTATAAGAACCTTAAACATTATGATGAAGCCGATGTTGAAAAACTGGAAAAGAAAGCCAATACCATAAATGAAATACATGTTGCAATTAGTCAACATGATGAGGGTGCAATAATTGAAAAAATAAATACTGAGGACATAAATTCGTTATTGAGAAGCAATGCTGCCCCAGAAGATAATAATGAGGGAGCAACTGAGGGTGCTATTGAGGGAGCAACTGAGGGTGCTATTGAGGGAGCAAGTAATGCTGGATTACTTGAACTCGATGAAAATGCCGATATCGAAACTCTCGATGATGGTGTAAATGATGCTGTAAGTGATGCTGTAAGTGATGCTGTAAATGACGATTTGCTGGATTTCAGTGGTGATACCACGACTAAGTTACCTGTTATTACAATACCAGAGGTGAAACTTGTTCCGACTGAAGAGGTTCAACCACAGCCAAAACAAGAATTTGTGCCACCAGCAGGGGATGATGAGGTAATGAAACAAATTCTGGCAACAGACCCCGATGCGCCACAAGGAAAGCATAAAAGTGTTAATGATATGCTTGTAAAAAAACGTGATTATCAACATGTTATTAAAAAAGAGTGAAAATTTTTATAAAAAATTGTAACTTTTTCCGAATTTCTACGTATTTATCAATCCAGAGGTCAGGAAAATTTTTTTACGTTTTTTTAAGAAATGCTTGCGTATTAAAAAAAAGCGTTTTATATTTGCACTGTTTTTAGGACGAAGTTTTTTGAAAATAACCTTATCGCTAAATATTGAAGAATAATGAGCAATAAAGTTAAAGATATCCAGTTAGGTATGCCATTGGGTACTGCATCTGGTAAATTAAGAAAACAAATATTATTTCATTTATTGAAAAAATATAATGAAAACATTTGTTTTAAATGTGGTGAGGAAATTTTGGATGTGTCAGAATTAAGTATTGAACATAAAAAAAATTGGCTTCATTCTGAAAATCCAGTGGAATTGTTTTTTGACATAAATAATATTGCTTTTAGTCACGTCAGGTGTAATTTACCTGAAAGGAGACATGGTGGATTTTTTAAAAGAGTTGTTGCTGCGGAAGGAAATTCATTTTGTTCTTGTTGTGGAAAAGAAAAGAATAAAAACGAATTTCACGTTAATAATGGAAGGTGGAATAAAGTAAGTGGGTATTGTAAAAAATGTGTTTCTGAACGGAATAAAGGCAGAAAAAGATAAATTGCGGGGTGGTAGAAGTTGGTATCTCGCTTGGCTCATAACCAAGAGGTCGGGGGTTCGAGTCCCTCTCCCGCTACATTGACTTATTTTTATTTTTCGAGTATTTATAAGTATGGAAAATAAAAATAAGTTTTATATCTTATATAAAACAACAAATTTAAAAAACGGTAAGTTTTATATTGGGGTACATGAAACCAATAATATTAATGATGGTTATTTAGGTTCTGGTAAAGTTCTTAGAAATAGTGTTTATTATCACGGTAAAGAAAATTTTAAAAGAGAAATAATTGAATTTTGTGACAATAGAAATTCACTTTTAATTAGAGAACGGGAAATTGTTAACGAAGAATTAATTAAAGAACCTAAGTGCATAAATTTAGTTGTTGGTGGATTGGGTGGAAATTTTAAAAACGAAAAACATAAATATAATTTTCATGCTAATGGTGGTAAAAGGGTAAGAAAAATATTTCGTGAAAAACATTTAGATAAGTTTTATAATGATATCGAATATGGGAAGAAATGGTTTGAAAATTATCACGAAGCAATAAAAAATAAAAGACATGGGGAGGATAATCATTTTTTTAATAAAACCCATAATGACGAAACAAAAAAGAAAATAGGACAAAATAGTTCATTAAAACAAAAAAGAAGTAATAATTCTCAGTTTGGTACTTGTTGGATAACCAATGGTATTGAAAATAAGAAAATTAAAAAAGGTGAGAATATTCCTAACGATTGGAAAGTTGGTAGAGTTATTACTTACAAAGTTCTTTAAAATTTAAATTTATGCATACCCCCAATTTGGCGGTTTTAATACCCATGAAACGGCATGGAGCATGATTTTAAAGTATTAATCAAGGAATCTGAACAACATGGAAAAGGATTCCGAATTTAGATGAACATGAAAAGGCTGGCAAATCCGAGAAATTACATTCCAAGTAGTGCCTCACATAATTGCAATGTCTAAATGATTAATTTTTTTTGGTTGTTGGTATCAGAATTTTTTAAAAAAGGGGCATACCACCTAACATTTGAGACTGCGTTGTAGACGCATGAATGGTTAAGAATGATTTTTATCAGTAGCAGTACTGAGTTTTTTCAAAAAAAGGAATAGTTGTTGTGTCTATGTTAAGTCAGGTCAGGTTCTGAGGAACAGGTCTTTTTTTCGGCAACAAGTAATTGAAACCTTCATTAATAGAAATATTAGTGAGGGTTTTTTTATTTTAGATGAATTTTAAACCA